AGTTTCACCTCCCAATTGAGATAAAAGGGTTTCTGTTGAAATACCAGAAGCCGCACCTGCATTTAAGATGGTTGGCAAACCAAGGAGTAAACCCGCACCTATTGCAAACTCTTTTAAACCGCTTTTAACTTCTTGTTGAGTGCCAGTTTTCTCTACTTCACCAGAAGGCGTGTATTGGGTATACGATCCACCTGCCTTGTTATCAGTGGCTTTGTAGGTAATAACATTCTCAAGCCCACCAACCTGTTCACTCTCACCAGAGCCAGTAAATTGATATACGGGCTGAATAATGGTGTCTCCAAGGGTAACAGTTTGTCCTTGAGGTACTGTAGCCGCCACCCTAGAAACAATCTGACCCTCTGGCACACCAATAGCTTCAGCAAGTTGTGTTGGAGAAATGCCATAAGCCTCCATTGATTTGACAATCTGATTGTCAGTAATGTTTGGATTGGCAAGTAATATTTCAACAAATTGCTGACTATTGATAGGACTGTTTTGTGGTTCTACACTAGACAACGAGTCAATAGGTTCAAGATAATTAGAAGATGAATCTTCTGCATTAAATCTTCTTAATTCTGATTGTCTTGGGAACATGGTAGCCATAATTCTTACTCCACTCTAGGGATTTGTGCTTCTAAACTTTACCAAGGTGTACCAGATGCTTTAACAGGATTCTTGAGCAAATCAATCTGAGCCGCCAAAGATGACTCTGTAGCACTCTTGTCTACAGATTCCCACACCCAACCTAATACAGTTGATTCTGTAAGGTCAGAATAAGGAACAGTAATAGTTCCTTCAGGCCATGAGGATGTTGCGTAGGAAGATGCAGAATGATCTCCATCTACTGCCGTTACTGTCCAATGTGCTGTGGTTACAAAGCCATCGGATGTGTTGCGATCAAGTTGGGAGATTTTCCAAGTTATTGACATGATTGTTCCTTTAAGCAGGTGCGATTGTTGTTACAGTTCCAGAAGAACCACGGAATTTAAGAGCGCCACCTTCAACATATAAAATTCCACCTGTGATAGATGCTGTTGGGGCAGTAGCGTTACCCATTGCAATTACTTTTGCCGCTGTTGTTGGTGTGCTTGTAGTCCCCACCAGCAAGTTACCGCTGGAGTCGACGCGAAGTGTCTCGCCCGCATTGGTGCGCGAAAGAGTAAGTGTTGCGTTATTGGCTCCGGTTGCGCCAATGTTTTGCCAGTAATATTGATTGGTGTTATCGCTGTTGTTAAGGTAAAGAACACCTGTGCTTTGAATTTGCACGCTACCCGCAACATCAAGCTTCGCTGACGGCGAACTCGTCCCAATACCTACGTTACCGCTTGCGTCTATACGGGCACGTTCCGTTGCACCACCAGTCAAAAATGCCAAAGCATTAGAAGACCTAATTGCAAAGTCAGAGCCTGTTCCTGTCCCAAGCGATGAACCCGAGCCAATAAATCCTGTGTAAGTGCCATTTTCAAATACTGCATAGTTACCAGACATCCGTAACTTTTCAGCAAATGCCGCAGATGTTGCTCCCAAGAACAAGTCACCAGCGGCTGACAGAGTCATTGCCTGAGTAAAGGTAATGGCGTTTCCTGCTGTGCCTGTACTTGCTGTAGACCAAGAATGTGCGCCATTGAATTGCGTGTACAAAGTTGATTTTTCAGCACTTAATTTGTATTTCCAAACAGAATCGTAGTAAACGTTTGCGCCAACAGTAATACCTGTGGTTGTGCCAATATTAGAAACTGAAGACGAAGCACCAATTTCAATTGCTCTTGTTCCAGTCTGCCAAGCACTAGGAGTAACTCCCAAGCCTAGATTGCCAGAGGAGTCGAGGCGCATCTTTTCAGAAGGAGTCCCAAGCGCATCTAGTGAAAATGTCAACGCATTAGAATTCTTTGCTGTAGAGCCACAAACAATTCCCCAAGAGTTTCCGTATCCGTTCAAAATTAAACTTGCTCCAGCAGAAGCGCTTGAGCTTGTACTTCTAACAGTTACCCCGTCTGCATTAGATGAATTTGATGTTTGAACATCCAACTTGTAAGCAGGAGTACTTGTACCAATACCCAGACCTGTGCTGTTTAGGCGCATTTGTTCAGTACTTGCTGTACTAAAACCAAGCGTGTTGTCAGCAGCACGATAGATGGCGCAGTCAGCAGATGGGGCAGAACCATTAGCACGACCAATCCATGCTGTAGCAGTTATATTTCCAGCCACATCAAGTTTCTGGCTAGGACTACTTGTACCAATACCCAAGTTAGTCCCATCAAAAGTAAGCGCAGAACCGCTTGTAACGACATTAGATCCGTTTAAATAAGCAACACCATTGGCAGTACCGCCATTAAACGTAACTGTGCTAGAAGTGGTTAAAGTAGTAGCAGAGACAGCCGCAGGGGTAGTAGAACCCAATGCCGCAGGAGATGCCCAATCAGCACCATCTAACGAGTCAACATTAAGGTTAGCAACCTTGGTAGTCGAAGCAATGACCAAAGGAGCAGTTCCTGTCGCCAATGTAGATGTGATAGCACCCGTAGCACTCAAAGTACTAAACGCACCCGTAGATGCTGTTGTAGCACCAATCGTTGTAGCGTTAATAGTTCCACCAGTTATTGCAGCAGAAGCATTGTCTGTCTTCGTAGCAATAGCAGTAGCAATATTGTTGTACTCAGTATCAATCTCAGTACCACGAACAATCTTGAGTGGATCGCCAGGAGTTAGATTGTCTTTGGTGGCAAAGTTTGTGCTTTTTGTGTATTGGCTCATATTTAAGATACCTTCCCGTTCTTAGATTGAATCTCAATCTTCTGAATTGATAATTGAACACCATTGATTGTAGTTTCGTAACCAGTTTGAACAATCTTGCCCGCACCAGAAGCATTTACATCCAATGTCTTAATCAAAACACCACCAGAGTATTCTGCTATTCCATATTCAGCAAGACCATACTCATAGTTCTGTTGTTCAGGAATGTAAGCATTGCCCGACAAATAGTTGGCGGCAAAGTCAAATCCCCACTTAATCGTCACAAACTGGTTTGAACCACCAATGATGATTGTCTTAATCCTCTTTAGAACAGAGATCTGATTCTCATTGCCTAAATCTGCATGGTTTGTGTAGTAAGACATCCTGTAAGTAGAAGTGTGATCTAAGTAACTCTCATACTCACCGATATAACCATTCTTACCAATATACAAGTCACCATTACGCAAAGAATACAATGATGTAGGATTGATTGAATCCCACTTTGTAATTCGAGATGAACCATCTTGTAGTTGCATCTTTGTATCAAAACAATACACTTGTTGAGATACTGGCATTGTCAACAAATAAAAGCCATTCTTTTCTGAGTAAACAGATTTAAGATTGCCCAAGGTTTCAATAGCCAAAGAAGATATTAAATCAGACCTAACATTCTTAGATAAGTCTCGCAAAGGAGCAGACTTCTCTTGAATAGTCCTCATCAAAGAACGTACACCAGAGTCTGATAAGAAAATAACATCAGTACCAATGCTCTGAATTGAGTCTCTAGCAATACATCCAATTGACCCTACTGTGTCACTTAACTGAAGCGTTGCAGGAGTTGTTGCACCAGAGTAAACAAGAATCTGACGCTTGCCAAAGATAAACAAAAAATCATTGTGAGCCGCCAAGCCCATCACTTCATCAGAACCATTAGGCCATACCCTAGAAACATCTAAAGTACCAGTAGTGCCACCACCCCACACATGACCTGCAATCAAATCAGAGAAGGTAATCGTAACCTTGTCAGTTGTAGTATTAGCAACCCACAAGCGACCAAATGCAGAAATGCAAATGTTTGCTGAAGGAACTGTTCCTACATAACCAGTTTTCTCTGAAACTCTACGATAAGTAGTAGTACTTACAGCAGGGTCAAATATGAGAGGATCGTGTCCTGATTGGAAGAAATAAGTAATCCCATTCAAAGAAGCACAATGCCAGTTATTAGCAGTAATAGTAGGAGCGCTACCACCACCTCCATAGGTCAACTCAGTAACAGCATTGGAAGTACCAAGTTTGAATAACTTATTGTTGCCAGAAAACAACACAGTTAAAGTGCCATCAATTTGCACTAACTCATGGATTACAGCTACATCATTAGCACCAAGATTACCAGAAGAGGAGTTAACCCTAGTCCAACCTTTTCTTGAGCCAATACGACCATATTGATCAATCACGCAATTAGTGGCAACCAAAGCAAAACCAGAAGACAAATCCAATGGAGAGTCTTGCGTATTCAGGCCATAAAAGCCTGGTGCGCTTATGCTATTACTTTGTAGTGGAGCTGCCATTAGACCGCCACAAAGTTGTCTTCAGGGTAACGAGTGCTTTCCAACGCAATAGCATCAGATAGCATTCCACGGAACAAAGCATAAGCCTCTGAACTTGCCGTACCGCCATCTTCACCACGTTCAATCAAAGCACGAGCATAAGCACTCTGAGTCACCAAATAGTCTAATACCTTTACAGATGTGCCATCAGCAGACAAAGCCGCTTGTGGGATGGTCAAATCAAACAACAGAGTAAAAGCACCAGAAGGAACAGGAAACAAGTCTACTTTTGTGTCTCCATTACCATCCACACCGCTAAAGCAGAACTCTGATGGAATAGACTGTGAAGGTGCGCCAAGGTTCAATTTGCGGTTCATGTCCACAAACTCAATGTTCCGAAGACCAATTAAACTTGTTGTGTTAAGCGCATCATTGATACGGAACTTCTGTCCCGCACCTGTCAAAGCATAAGAACTCGTGGCAGCAGTAGTCGTTACTGTGATTGCTTGAGTAAGACAATTCCAGTTGTAAGAGTCTTCAATCTGTCTCTTAGCATCATTGACAAACTTGCCAATCAAAGAAGAATAGGTTGTTTCGCCAACAGTAGAGACTGAACTCTCACGCAAGCGTATAAGAACATCATTAACAAGTTCTAAGTAGGTCATGTTCGTTGCGCTCCTGATACTTCAAATGTGGCAATAAAACTGAATGTACTTGCACTTTGAGTAGTAATTTGAATCC